TGTAGCACCAACGAATGGGTTAGACGCCATGCCGTAACGAGTTTTGAACCCGATGCGTGGCTGGAAGTCGTTCTCGCCAACAGCTTTAACCATCTGTAGTGGTACGTATGGGCAATAGAATACACCTGCGTCATAAGGGTTAGTACCTTTATAACCAACAGTGATGTAATCAGAAGATGCATATGGGTCGATGTAAACTTTAGTACGACCGTTCAAAGTACCAGCGAAAGTGTTACCAGTGTCATCTACTTGAAGACCAGTAGACATTGCTGGAGTGTAATCAAGCATACCAGAAGCAGCAAGAGCAGTTGCAACGTCTGAAGAACAGATTACAACGTTACCTTTACCACGACGAGTTTCTTTCGCGATTACGTTTGCTTCACGATCCAATTGTACTACTAGACCTTTGAATTTCTCAGCAGACCAACGACCATCAGCATCTGAAGTCAAGTCAAATACACCTGGAACAGCGATGTTAGAAGATTGCGCACCCAATTTAGCTTGGCTATTGATTGTGTGGATAACTTCACGGTTGATTTCAGCTAGGATCTCAGTTGACAAGATGTTTGCCAATTCTGTCTCAGCGTCAAGACCATGGATTGCTTTCAAGTCTTGAGCAAGTTCTAGGCTGTATTCAGCTTTAAGCGCACGGCTCTTAGCAGTTACAGTAGCTTTCTCAATTGTGAAACCCATTTCTTGGAATGCGTTACCAGTGTTACCAAGTGCTTCAGCAGCTTGAGTAGACATACCAGCACCAACTGTATCAGAGTCAGCAACGCCAGAGAATGCGCTGTTAGCTTCTGCGAACAATGCTTCGTCGTTAGAAGTTGAACCGCCGTCATAGCGAGACTTCATAGCGAAGATCAAGCCAGTAGGACCAGACATTGGCTGTACGCCAGCTACGTCATATGCCATAAGGTTAGGCATTGCACGACGTACTAGAGAGATAAGAACAGGATCCCAAGTAGCTTGTGAACCAGTGTTGTTTGCAGCAGTTTCAGTCAAGAAACCTGCGTGTGCAGCTTTTTCTTCGATCATTGCACGTTCTTGGTTTTCAAGGATAGCAGCAGTAACTGCTTTACGGTGATGATCTTTGATTGAGCCAGCAGATTCTTCGTTAAGAACTGGTGACCATTTTTCTACTAATTTATCGAATTGCATGATAGTTTTCCTTATTTGGATGTTTTCTTGATTGCAGCTAAGTATGATTCCATGATTGAAGATACTTCGATTTCTTCTTCAACTTCTTCGGAAATTTCTTCTACTACTGCAGGGATTTCTTTTGAAAAGTAGTTTTCTTTAATAGTAGCAACTTTAGATGCGAAATTCTCATCAAAGTCTACGCTTTCTACCAATTCAGCTAACTTCTCGGCTTGTGTGTCTGCTAGGTCACGTGAAGCTTCAGCAATAACTGCGTTACGCTTGTAAGTTTCAAGTTCTTCAGCAAGTGCGATCGCGTCACCAGTAGTTGCGTTGAGTTTTTCTTCCAACTCATCTACTTGCTCTGCTAGATCGTCAACTAGATCTACCTTAGATTCTGGAACTTCAATGTACGATTCTACGAATACGTTCTTCATTGATTCCATAAAGTTTTCTGCGATTTCAGTGCGAAGTCCGCTCTGGATTGCAACTTTATTATCTTCCATCCAAGATTCAACCACGTAGTTTAGGTATGAATCAACTTTACCAACTAAGTCTTCTTTAATAGTAGAGACTTCTTCAGCAAGTTCTTCTTTATAAGATTCTTCAAGACGAGCTACTTCTTCAGAAAGCTTGCTTTTAACAGCAGCTTCAAAAATAACAGCAGTTTTCTCTTTGAATTCTTCTGATAAAGTAGCTTCACCTTCAACGATTGCTTGAAGCTCAACGTTTGTATCTACTTCTTCAGCAACGAATTCAGCATCAACATTCAATGCTTCACATACTTTTCCGTATGCAGCTTGAAGGTCAGTCTTCTTCATTTTTGAAGCAGCTTGATACATTGCGTTCAACAATGCAGCTTTTGTTTTAGGTAAGTTAGACTTTTCAGAGTTCTTCTTATCACCTGTACGCGCTGGTGCTTGGCTAGTAGCGTTAGCAGCTTTATCAACAGAAGCAACTGAGTCTGGCTCAGAAACTTGTTGTCCATCTACAGAACCGCTCTTAGCTTTTGGCGCTTGCGCTTCTTCGAGAGTTTCCTCCACGATTTCGTTAATATCTGTATCGCGGATTTCACTTTCGACTTTGTTTAAATCAGTCATAGTGACTCCTTATAGTTTAGATTTGATTAACGAGAGGAAATTCTTAAACTCACGAATTTGCACTTCAGGTTGAATTGCTATTGGTGCCATTTTAATTTCAGTCTCCATCTCTTCAATTACCTGCTGCTCCAAAATGCCGTTGTTCCAAACCCAGTCAACACCTTCCATAATACCATTAACAAAAGCGTCAGGTGCGCTAGGGTCTTGAACGATATCTACGGTAGCAAGCATAAAATCTTCCTTAACGTACATAACGCCATTTTTTTGCATGAGGCTTCCCATACCACGAGTTGACACGCCTAATTGAACACCGCCTTCAAGTAGTCCTTTAACTATCTTGCCCATCGGTGTGTCTAATATTTGTGCCTTTCCAATCACATCATTACCTTCTAACCTTAGATCAGTAATGAGGTGTGAAACTTTGTCTAAGTTAACCGTTGGTCCTTCTGGGTGATTTAACTCACCGACCGAACGCTTCTTAGAAACTTGTTCTGTTACGTACTTGTTTACCGCAGCTTCCATAATGGCTCTTGGGTAAACACGTCCGTTACGATTCTTTTGATCAGCTTGTGCGAACACACCTTCAATCACATAGTTCTTTTCGCCATTCTCTTTGGCTTCAACGATGCATTCTAGATTGCTTTCTGTAAATTCGCTAATTAGCTTCATCTTATTTTCCTAATGCTTTTAATACTTCTTTAGCAGTATCTTCAGCTTCTTTTCTAGACTTAAAGTCAGCAGCAACAAGGTCTCCATCTACACGGAGTTCAATACCCTTCTTACCAGTTTTAACTTCTACAGAAACGCCTTTGATCTTTTTTCTAACGAGAAACATATTAGATTCTCTAATTTCTTTAAAACTTTTCATCAGCACTCCTTAGTTAAGTATTATTTATAAGAAATATATTCTTAACTTTAAATTATTTTTTAACGTACAATTTCTTAGTACTGCCCCACATCTGTTTAGCATAAATCTTGTCATCGCCAATATACGGAGTAGACCTTACACTATAGTGTGTTGGTATCGTATAATGCGATGGCCAGATTTTGAGCTTGTGTTTATTAGCATCTGGCACAAACTGCGATAACCAACCATTGCCTGTAGACTTCCATGGTTTGGGGTCTAGCTCATCAGCAGTTAATTCATGAAGAGTATCTATTAGTAATTTAACGAACGTATTTCCTGGATTACAAGCCTGTACTGGAGATATCCAATTAGGCGCAATATGAGGATCACGATCGTTTTCAAATACCGTATACGCCCAGTCTTTTGGACTGGTGAATAACTCGTCCATGTTGTGTAAACACATCGAGTCTGCTGGTGGTAGGAAACCGCCTTCTTCATATAGAAGTTCATAGCGGATGAGGTCAGCAACGCCAGCCCACACGCCCATAGAATAATATTTATCGATTAAATGCTGATTGCGCCATATTCGCGCTTTCAGCATATCGTCAGTAAAAATACTATAATCCCATTCCGGATGTTTCTGTTTCCAGCTATCCATCCAATGTAAAGGGGGAGCATATGGACCAATCCATATGTGCGTCATCTTTTTAACTAGATTCATACTATAAGAGAGAACTTTATTCTTCGTCTAATTCAGCTTCTATTTCTGGTTCTTCAAGTTCCATTTCTGGTTCTTCGAATTCTTCTTCGCTGTCAATCTCAGGAACGCCGTTGAAGATAGTATCTGCAACAGAAATCTTTTCAGCTTCTAAAGAATCGTTGAGTTTATCTGCGAGCAAATCATTAAATAATTTCTCTGACTGATTAAAATCTCCAGTAGCAATAGCATCAATAAAATCCCCAATAGGATCTACTTCAAGAACTTCTTGTTCTACTTGATTTTCTACTTCACTCATTTTCACTCTTCTCCTTCATTATCAGGTGTGTTGGCATTTTCAGCTTCAACTTGTTTTTGCATTTCTTCGATGTCTTTATCATCCATCATCATAACATTCTTCATTACCCATTCACGTGAGAAATATTCACCAACGTATTGAGTAACTTGATCCATTGTAGCTAATCTTTCACGTAATAGTTCAGAGTCTTTTAATTCGGCAAAGTGGTTATCCCGAATAAAGTCTACTTGGATTTCATTCTTCCAAGTATTCCAATCTTGCTCTGTACAAATACCTTTCATTATTAATTGTTTCTTGAGAATACCCAAGAACAAATGAGAGAACTTTTTACGTAAACGGTCAATAAACTTTTGGAACTTAACTTCATCACGGTTGATTTCAGTTGAACGTCCTAAACTAAATTGCGCTTCTTGTTCAAGTCTATTTAGTGGAACATTAAGTGAACGATATAGCTTCTTCTGGAAGTATAAGATATCGTCAATCTGTCCTAAGTTCTCACCGCCTGGAAGCGTACTAATCTCAGTACCACGACCGCCTTCACGACGAGGCAACCAGAAATCTTCTAACATAGACATATGTTTACGGTCGTCTTTTATTTCGCCAGTATTAGCGTCATAGACAACCTTGTTACGATAGCGAGCCATTATATCTTTGATATGCTGCTCAGCTTTACCTTTTGGCATATTACCAACATCGATATAGAATATACGAC